GTGGTTTGGTCATACTCAACTTTTCCCAGAGTTCTACCTACTTGTGAAATAATACCGGTTGTCATTGAGTTTGCACCCATTTGACCTAGTAACGAACCTACATGAAATAACTGGGTTCCAATTGGTACGATGTTGTCGTCTTCTTTCTCAAGACGAAATTCTGCACCGGCCTTTGCATAATCTCTTGCACGAACCATAAGAACTGCAAGGTCTTCTCCGTCATCGGCATCGGAAAATTTGATGACTCTTGCATCCATTTTCATTTCACCGACTCGACGACCTTTCTCAACAAGTTCCTTAACAATGGTGGGATCTGCAAACTCAACTACCTTAACCGGTTGTCCACTTTCATTGATGACAGTCCGAACATTGCGTAGATGATCAATAACATGACCAGCTGTCCATACGAAAGTAATTTTCTCTCCGTTGACCTCACGGACAATCATCGTACCCGAACCTTCCGACGAACCATATCCACTCGGAGACTCGGCCTTGATTGTTACTGAAATATCTTGTAAATGGTCGGCAACCTTACGAAGATTCTTGGATGCCTCATCTGCAAATGAAGCCAAGCTTAAAAATGTTAAACTCGCCACTAATAATGTTGTAAACCTCATATTCATAAATTTCTACCTCGTTGGTTGTTAATATTCTATATATAACTATACACTTCACCGAGTAATCGTCGGCGAAACTTCGTGGAAATTTAAAATTCTGCGGGACTTTATTGGCAACTTTCGCAGGTTTCCCCACGCATTTTTGCCTCTAGACTACACATTGCGGATGGTTGTTCTTCATCATCAATTTCCACAGACTCCATCTTGTCAACCTCCGTTACGGTTGACTTTTCTATGGAACTTGCGGCCAAGTTCCTCAAGTAGTAAGTTGTTTTCAACCCACTTTTCCACGCATGAAAGTATATGTCGTTCAAAAACTTCATGCTAGTTCCGTCATTGTAAAGATTCAAACTCTGCCCTTGGTCAATCCATTTTTGACGAGCAGCGGCACAATCAATGAGTGCAAATTGGTCTTGGCCGAACGCAGTCACATACTTGTCCTTGACCCATTGTGGTATCTGTCCGTTCAACTTTGACAAGTCTCCGTCCACACTCTTCACCATATCGGCAACGGTCTTGTCCCACAATCCCAACTCCTTCATGTCATTGACAAAGTATTCATTCATCATCGTAAATTCACCACTTAATGTTGAATACACGAAGATAACGCCGAAGTTCGGTTCAATACTTTGCGAACATCCTGCAATATAGCTGATTGTTGCGGTTGGTGCAATTGCCATAGTGTTACTATTTCTCATCCCCTGGGCCTTGACCGTTTTCCTCAATTCGTCCCAATCCTTTCTCAAGTGGATTCGTTTTTCCACTCCACGGATACGCATAAGTTCCCGATAAGTGTCAACTGGAAATATATCTTGACTCCAGAGACTTCCTTCATAAGTTTCGTATGTTCCACGTTCAGATGCCAGGGTGGAGGATGCATTTATTGCAGAATAACTTATGTGTTCATATATCTCATCTGATATACGTGTCGCATCCTTGCTACTATATGTTACCCCAAACTCATAAAATAGGTCATGCCACCCCATAGTACCCAATCCCACTGGTCTGTTAAGCAGATTACTTCTTCTTGCCTCTTCGGTTGGGTAATAATTCAAGTCAATTACATTATCCAACATCCGCATCCCCACATCAATGGTTCTGTCCATTTTGTCGTAGTCAATGAACTTTTCACCATTATCGTCTACCCCAATGTGTTGTTTTAAGTTGATACTTGAGAGATTGCAAGTCGCAGTTTCTCCATATTCCTTTACAACACGACCACCTTGATTATCATAAGTTGATGGTTTCGTGTGCAGTTGAATTTCCGTACAAAGATTACTACTATGAACCACACCCGCATGTTGGTTGGAATAACGAATGTTACATGGGTCTTTGAATGTAATCCACGGATGCCCCGTTTCAAACAAACTCTTCAACATCTTCTTCCATAGAGCTTTTGCAGATACTGTCTTGAATACTCGCAATTCTTCGTTCTTTCCCTTTTTAACATATTTCTTATAGTGCTTCTTGAATTCCGCACCGAAAGTTTCATGTAGTTCAGGAACTTCGTCTGGACTGAACAAATGCCAGTCTCCGTCCTTTTGCACTTGTTCCATAAACAAATCGGGAATCCAATTTGCAGTATTCATATCGTGACATCTCATTCTATCGTCACCTACTGTTTTTCTAAGTGCCAAGAAATCCTCGATGTCAGCGTGCCATGTTTCAAGATATGCACAACCCGCACCTTTTCGTTTTCCGCCTTGGTTTACTGCAACCAACATATCGTTGTAAAGTTTCCAAAAGTAGACGGGACCTTGATTTGTTCCATTTGTTCCCTTGATAAAACTACCCCGTGAACGGAAGTTGGTGATGTCAAAACCAAGACCACCTGCGAACTTGCTCTTTCTTGCCTCTTGCCAAAGTCCGTCAAAGATTCCATCAATAGAATCGTCAAAGGTATTTAGATAGCAACTACTCAACTGACTATGCGTTGTTCCACTATTGAACAAGGTGGGTGTTGAACTGACCAACTCAAAATTACTCAAGACATCATAAAACTTCAATGCATATTCTTGTCTCTGATCGGGTGCTTCATTTAAAGCAAGTCCCATTGCAACTCGCATCCACATTGCCTGTGGAGTTTCCATTCTGCGGCCATCTATGTGAAGCAGATACCTATCATAAATGGTTTGAATTCCCAAATACTTCCAATTCCCGTCACGTGTCAGATCAAGTTTTGCACTCAGTTCTCGTAAGTCATAAGACTCCACAAGTTCTGGATTGAGAATATCTTCTCGGACTAACTTACGAAGGTTGGTAATGAAACTCTTGCGATATTGAAGTTCGTTGGCATCACTATCGACACCTTCACCGAAAACTTCCTTGTAAATTGTGTTTAACAACAATCTGGCTGCAACCAAACTATAATTCGGTTCATATTCAATCTTTGACCTAGCACTCATAATAAGTGACTTGTCAATCTCTATGGTAGTCACCTTATCATATAACTTAATCTCTGCGGCGAGGATAACTTGACTCGCACTGACATTCTCCAACCCTTCACATGCCCGTTCGGCACATTTGTTGATTTTTTCAACATTAAACTCTTCTAACCGACCATTCCGTTTCTTTACTTTCATGTTGTAACCTTTTTGTTATAAATTATAGAAAAACTATAATAAATCTTTCCGACAGAATGCCGAAAAACATACATAGAATATATATGAAAAATTTATCCAAGTTCTTCGAGTTCTTCTCCATCTTGTGCTTGATTCATCTGATTATATCTTTGTCGTAATGCCCCCTGTGCAGTATTATCCGCATTATTCATTTCGACCATTATTTCTGCACCATTAGTGCTTTTTTCATCATATATCTCAATCATGCCAGCTGAGGTATCTACTCTACTTGGAAAAGTCATTCCGTCCGGACCAAATCTATTTTTGATCACATGGAAACGACCCGTGTTACTAACTTTGTCAGATGCCTTTCTTGATAAACTCATAACAAAGTCTGCCGTCATTATCTTACGATAACTATCCGCAACCTTCTGAGCCTCAATAATATTATCATCCAACGATGAACGACTAGCTTGACTTGCCGTCCAAACGGGGACACCTAGTTCCCCCGCAAGACCTCTAAGGTCTTCATAAATACTTCCTTGTTCAACGTATGTGTTTGAATTGTTACCTACGTTACCCGGAGATAAAATATCCGCATAATCCACAACAATCATATCCACACCATATCCCATTGTCCTTGCCAAATTCGCATGGGCAAGAATGGTTGATACACCCACACTTTTCGTGGGGTATTCCTTAATGAGAAGATTACCAGTAATTCCACCGATAACTGCCCTCACCTTTTCAATATTCTCTACGATTTCTTGAAATGGTATATTCGCAAAACAACTATCATAACGCAATCCCACGTAACACTCGTTTAACTCAAGAGTGTAATGTAATACGTTCTTTCCACGTTTCATTGCTTCCTTGCCAAGATGAGCAAGACACCAACTCTTACCGCCACCTGCACTACTAATAATTACCCCAAGTTCTCCTGGGCCCAATCCTGTGCCGGTCAAATCATCTATCACATCCCATCCAGTTGGTACGGTTTCCCTTGCAGATTCGGACATTCGTTCATCAAGGCCTTCCATATAGTCATGTCCGAGATTCCGTTCCGTTCCCGCCTTCATTGCATCATCTACGGTTCTCTTGATTGAGTCGTATTGACCAAGTTTCAGTAAATCAACACTCGTTATGATTGCGTTCTTTAATTTCTGATTCTTACCGAAAGTTAAAAATTCCTCTTTAACAAACTCGGTGTCATTCAAATCAACCTTCGTAAATATGTGCTTGAGTTGATCTATTATAGCAGCCTTGAGAACTTCAATCCCCAAGTCCCCTACCTTAATTTTAAATACATCTAAGGTGATTGTTCTTTTGTAAATTCCGAAATAATCCAAAATTTCCGAAACAATCCACTTGTGTGGTTCACTCTCCCAATACTCCGGGTCAATAATGTCATGGGTTCTTTCTAGAAATCCCTTATCATCTATCAGGGCTCGTATTGTCTTGCCCTGGAACGCAGTTCCGTATTTTTGAAGAGTATCGATTTCGTCCTTGTTAGAGTCGGTCATTTAATATACCCTACCTTACCAAACTCTTGTGATTTGTTCAAGGTTTTTCTTCACAAAATATCAAATTATACCGAAGAGTCGGAAATTGCGTAGTTGTTCAGAACAGTCCAAGTTTCCATAAGCCAGTTATGGTGATTGGGAAACGCAGCCCAAGCTTGGTCTTCTGCGAACTTTTTACTGAACTCAAATTTATTTAATTGAGTTACGGGTGTATCCACATGATCAAGTATCTTGGTTTGCATACTTGCGGGTAAAATAGTGTCGGTCAATTGCATTAACTTGCGATTCCGTTTTAAAAGTTTCTGATTCTCTTCCGTTAGAAAAGTCTTATAAAACGGCATTTTCTTCGCATTCTGCGTGGCAATCGTCTCCAATTCCGAAAGTAGCACTTCTTGTTCATCTGCGAGGCACGGAAATGCAGTTTTAATTTTCTTATCACCCGCACCCTTTATACCATCGATATTATCACCACGGTCACCATCAATCATTCTATACAACAAAAAATTGTTCGGATGAATGCCATATTCATGATTTACCTTTTCTGGTACGTAAATAGTTCGTTTCGTAGGACTGTACACCGAAGTCTTGTTACTCACCAACTGAAGGAAGTCCTTGTCCGTGCTCATTATAGTTGACTTGTTTCCATTCATCTCAAACTTTGACAATGCCAGGAACGCAAGCACGTCGTCTGCCTCGACATTATCCACACATATTGTCGTAACTGGTAATAGATTCAGATATTGAACCAATTTAACGATTTGAGTTTTCATTGAATCCGACTCTTCATCACGATTCATATCTAGACTCATTGCTCGGTTTACACGAAACCTCACATTCTTTTTCATCTTGTAGTCTGAGAAAATCTTCCTCCTCCGTTGACTTCCCCCCTTGCCATCAAACACAACTATACACCTTGAGGGTTTGAGTAACCGAATTGCATGTCCTATGCTCTTTAGAAATCCAGTAAATCCACCAATGTGTTCACCGTTATCATTCGTGGTTGGGTACATTGTCCAGACTCGCATGAAAGTGTTCATCCCATCTATCAAGAGGGCATCACTGTTCAAGTGTCGGTCATGACTTAATTCGTTCTTCTGCTCTTCACTGAATTCTTCGAACAAACTAAATATGCGAGTCTTATCACTCATTATCAACGGAGGCCAATTCTTTTTCGGCAATTTCATCATTACCCTCAAACTCCACGTCCTCGTCCACCACACTATTTGCGGTGGAGTATTCCATGATAGTCTTGTCACAAATCTTTTGATAAAGTTCTTTCTTGAGTTCTTCGTCCCGAAGCATTTCGGGAAAATCCTTTGCCATAAACTTATGATCGTTTCCTTTGTCATCGGTATAGGAATAATATGCACCCCCTTGCTTGAAAATCTTGTGAGTCTTCAGTGTGTTTATCCAACTTCCAATATCATCAACCCCTCGGTTGAAATAAATCTCAAATGCGGCCTTACGTTGTGGTGGGCCCATTCTATTCTTAACTACGGTTGCCTCGCACTTATTTCCGATGACCTCGGTTGTAGACCCTTGTTTAATCTGTCCAAGGTTCTTCAGTCGCACACGAACACTTGCGTGGAAAGCAAGTGCTTTACCACCACTCGTAGTCCACGGATCGCCAAACATAACTCCCATCTTCTGACGGAGTTGGTTGGTAAACACAAGTGCAATTCTTTGACGTCCAATCGTGGAGGTCAGTTTTCTCATTGCCTTGCTGATTAGGATTGCTTTGGTGGTGGCATATCCATCCTTGGTGTAATCCGTGGCCATCTCAACTTTGGTTGATGCGGCGGAAACACTATCCGTTACAATCGTAACAAGTCTATCCCTGTCGGACTTTCTAATTGTTGCTATGATATTGTCAATCGTTGCAAAAATATCTTCAACTGTGTCCACGTGTACATACAAAAGTTTGTCCGTATCCACACCGATTGCCCTCAAATATTCCGCAGATACACTTGTCTCGGTATCAATCAATACCGCAACACCTCCCTTCTTTTGAGTAGATGCAAGCAAATGACCTGACACTAGACTCTTGCCACTTTGCTCAAGTCCAGTAATTTCCATAATCCTACCAACGGGAATTCCTCCGTCAGGACGATTGGAGATGGCTAAGTCAAGAAGACTACTACCAGTTGAGATCCAATCGGTAATAAGTGAGGGGTCATCACCCTCACTCAAGAAAAAGGCAACCTTGCCTTCATCCTTATATGCCTTATTCAAACTTTCGGCAAGGACCGTTGCGAGATCATCCGACTTGCTTGTAGGCTTAACTTCTTTCTTTTTCGCCATATGTATTTTCCTTTTTACAGAACAAACCATAAGCGATGGGAGACATAAATCTCCGCATCGCAAATAGTTCCATTCCTAATCTTAAGACTTAAACAACTCTTCAAACGCAGCCTCCACATCTTCTGTGGCTGCTGTGTTTAGACCACTCTTTTCAGTAGTGGCACCTGTGGGATGCTTAACCTTAGTTTCCGTGGATTCAACCGTAACGTCAGTTCCAGTTTCAACGGACTCTGCGGGGGGTGTATCTTCCGATTCACCACTCACCCACTTCTCCAATGCTTCCTTCAACTCATCATAACTGAGTTCTTGGTAAATTTCCGTTACCTCAGTTTGGTTGGTGGAAACATTAGTGAGAACATTTTTGTCTTCCGAGATGGGAGACGTATTCGGTTTTACACGAATATTGGTTTTTGGGAACGAGCGACCGGCTTCTTCAGCAGTAAGGAACTCGATGGTGATGTCACGACCATTTGTAGGGTCTGTGATGTCTCCGTAGTCGGGATCTGCGATTACTCCTAGAAGTTCTTGATAAACTTCCTTTCCGAATCCCCAGAACTTTACTCCTTCTGCTTCTTCCCCACGAACAATAACGGGGACAAACGTACGCATCTTGGGCATTAAAGAACGCCCCATACGATAGTCATCCTTGTCACCACTGCGTTTCAACTTTTCCGCAAACTCTACGATTGGGTCTGGTCGACCAAATGATACAGGGGAAAGATAAGTCCGATTGTTGATACCATAATGAAAATACAGTTCAATGAACGGATTATCGGGTTGATGCTTGTAGGGAACAATACGAACTTGTTGCTTACCCGGTTGGGGTTTCCACTGATAGTTCGTGCGGTTGTTGCTCTGTGCGAGACTTGAAAGTCTCGATTTAATTTTGTCTAAGTCAATAGCCATTTTTTTATATACTCCATTTGTTATTGTTTATTAATATTCATAATATAATACTCTTCACATTGACTTTCGTCAACAAGAATCATACTTTATTAAGAACTTTTTCCGTGATTTTGCACGAAGTCGTACAATTGAGCCGCAGTATCAAGGACATCCTTTGTGGATGGTTGTGGTGGCATTACGAATGAAGATTCACTATTCTCGGCATTTCGCTCTGCTTCGTTATTCTTCATGTGCCACGCATCCCAAACTAGGTCTTTTGCGTTCTTTAGTACTTCCAACCGAATAGCATATGCATTCGGGTTTTGATTAGT